TCCCACAGGGGAAATACCCCGCCAGCCGCTATAGGTTTGTTATCAACTAAACCTGTAAACGACATTCCAATTTGTTTTAAAAAATAAGCATACTTTTTATGCTCGGGTCTCAATTCTAAAAACTTACTATTAGATGGTTGATTTAAAATGTATTCAGCGTGTTCATTTTCAAAAGGTACAAAAGATATGTTAGACACTCTCTGTCTCCAATCTTGGGTAGATTCCTAAAATGGTCATAGGTAATGCTTGGGGTTGTTGAATATAAACTAATCCTTCAGTTCCATATCCTGTGTCAAATTCTATAGACTTGTCTCCTGTAAATAAGGGAATAGGCAAATCCATAGGCGATCCACTAGATCTAAAATCAATTGAAGTTAGATTGCCTGCATTTGGCCCCACGCTAGCTCCTACTGTATTATAAAATCTAACTGATAAATCATAAATACGAGTTGTTTTTGTTTGGGTAGTTTCGGTGTAGCCTTCGTCTAATCTCATAGTTTGCAAATCAGATGAATATAACAATCCTACTTTGGCTTGTTCAGTTGCGGTACTTAATGTAATTGCTCCGCTTGCAACGGTTTTAGAAGTTTGGGTAGAACCTTCTCCAATAACATCTACTACTTCTCCCTCTAAATGATCTAAACCACTTAAACTAGAAGTGTTATCTCCAACATAACTTAATCCACTATCTAAATAATGAAATGAAGTTAAATCTTCATTAAAATCAAATGGGGTAAAGTATTCAACATATCTTCGCACCGCACCATTAACCCATCGTTGAACAATTAACCAAACTTGATCCTCATCTTCATCGCCGTCAATTACTGCAACGCTTTCTACTTTAGCATGAGTTAAAATATTATCAGTTTGTTCGGATGTGTGCGCAGAAGTAATATTAACTACCGTAGCTAATGTTTTGTTAGAATATAGTTTAAATTGATTGTTATCTATTTTTTCTACGAAATATTTTGTATTTTCAGCTAATCCACCAATAGTAGTACCAGCATTTTCATAATAAAAAATATCTCCAGTAACAAATCCATGAGCTGCTGAATAAATAAAATTACTAGAAATATTTACACCTTGATAAATATATTGTGTTGTATCAGAGCTTGGAGCCGAGGTTAAAGAAATAGCCGTACCTGCTGTAGCAGTAGTTGCGGTAGTTGCTAATTTTATAGTATTGGCATCTGTTCTTATAACATAATAAAGAGTTGTTATATCCAATCCTCCTATAACACTAGATGCTGCATAATAATAAACAGGATCTCCTGTAGATAATCCATGTGATGATAATGTAATTGTATTATTGGTTGTGCTAACTATAGTTGCGTTAGAGGTAAAAGAAATTTGTTGTTGAATAATATTTTTACCTGTATCAGATTTTCCACCAAGAATATGACGATGCCAGGCTGTTACGTTTTCTAATCGGTTATAAGTTAAACCAGTTAATACTCCATCTGTTCTTACCCCCCAAACTACTGAATACGGTTCTTGTTGGTAATCCATTTGAACAATTCCCGTTTCGCTTATGTGATCTGCTAGAATAGTTAAGTCGGGAGCTACATATCCATCTGTGTCAAAATTATAAGCAAGCTCTCTAATTTTTCTTTTAGCTCTTTGTAAAAAAATAGTTGCGTTACCAATAGATAAAGCATCTACCCCCGCAGAACCATAGTTAGATTGTTTTCTAATATTAATATTGGTTGGTGTAATAGCATCTTGAGCGGAACCAGAACTTACTGCATATTCTCCACCTGTAGTCATACAAATTAAAGTTCTAGTAGCTTTTAAAGATTTAATTGCGTTTACCTGGTTGGAAGCCAAAGTGTAAACCATGGCATTGTCTGCATCGGTTCCCGATGTCATATTTTCGTAATCTCCCGATTTAGAAAAAAACATTGTTTGTGGTTGATCGGTAGTTGCAGCAAAAACTAATCGTTGTTCAAAAAAAGAAACAGAACTTGGATGACCCGTGGTGTCTGAAAATGCACCTAACTGCCAATCTGTAACTGCATTAGTATTACTAAAAGCTGTTGTAACGGTAGCAACTGCAACGGTTGCATTAGTACGTGCTGTAATAGTGGCTTTACCGCTATTCATAGATATTACTCTACCTACATCCGTAGCTAACCAACCTACTCCACCATTAATACCTGTAACAGCTGATGCTGTAATATTTCTTGATCCTGTAGATGCGTTTGACGGTGTTAAAGTCGTAGCTGTTGTATTGGAATCTAAAAATGGCCCCGTTGATTTAAAATCAACCTCGTCTAAACTCCAAGCAGTATGACCCGTTCTGGATAATTTTGAAGCTTCATGTAAGTTGTGGCAGATGTACATAACGTCTGCAGATTGCGCAAATTTTAAATCAAATAATTGTGCTGTCGTATATTCTGTTGTGATTTGGTAAATTTTGTTAGCAACTCCATCAGAAGAATAAGTTGTGTAAGAAGATGTATTAACATTAGTTCCATCTACGTCTGTTAATTCAAAAGTATTAGTAGCTTTGTTGGCTACTTTAAAAGTTTTACCGTTTACCTCTGTCATCCCTACTACGCCAGAAATATTTACAAAATCTCCATTTGAATAACCATGACTGTTGGCAGTAACTACTCCAGGATTGGCTTTGGTAATTGCAGATATAGTAACATCTGATTCTACTATTTGACCATCATCTTTAAAAAATCTTATGTAAAGATTTCCAAATTCTAAAATATAAGTTTGCTCGGTTGAAAAAGTAAAAGGTATTAATCTTGTTTTTGCTGAACTTGTTTTTATTTCAGACACAAAATAAGTTCCTGGTCTTCTGGTTATTGGCCCATGTGGAAGCACTACAAAATTTTCAATGTTACTTGCGCCATTAAAATATTTTGCAAAATCAGTTCTTCCTTCCATAGACGAAGAAAGCTCCCCAGCAGTAAAGCTAGGTATGCTTAAAAGTTGTTTTGGCATAATTAATATCTACTGTTAATAAAGTCTTCTGATAAAATTTGATCGGTGTTACCTAATGTTGGATCGGTATTATATCCTTCGCTAGCGTCTGTATGTTTTGCTTCTGATAATTTTAAACCATACTTTTCAATCATTAATTTTGAAACAGCCATATTAGAGGTTATGGCATAAGCAATATCGGAAGCTAATCCAGCAGCAATAGTTTCTCTTAATAAAATATCTAATTGATTTACGTCTGTTTCAATTTTTAAATAAAGCATAAAAACAGAAGATTCATTAATTAATAATTTTCTGCCTTCAATTTTATAATCAGCGTCATAATTTAAAATGGTTAATACTCTTAAACAGTCTGATGGTAAGGTATATTGATATGAAAAACCCCAGGCTGGAGTATCGGTATCTTGAGCTAATTGAACTCTTGTAACTAAACAATTCCAAGGATGAGATCTAAATACTGCGTCTCTAATTGTTTCATATCTTTCGTTACAAAGTCTAGCGTTTTTTGAATTTTCTGTTAGAGCGGTAATGGAGCTTGCACCCAATTGATTTAATGCTGAATTACAAATTTGTACTATTGATGCCATTTATTATGCCTTTGCTGTTTTAGCAGCTCGTTTAAAGTTAGCTGCTGTTGGAGATCCTTTAGATCCTACTTTTCGCATTTTTTCGTTAGAACCTGCAGCAATACGTTTACGTTTTGCGTGAATGTTTGCGTATAAACCTTGTTTTGCCATATCTAATCCTTTTTAATTATATATTTTCTTCTTAATTTTCTTGGTGTAACCAAAGCAAATAATTCAGCTTCGGTTTTTTCTAACTCTTTATCAAAACCTAAATGATGTTTTGAGCTTGTTGGAAATCTATCTACCAAAACATATCGGTAAATATAATTTCCACTTTGTAAGTGTGTAATGGTTTTGGGTGTGTCTATTTTCTTAATCATAAACTCTAGGCGGGATTGCTCCCGCCTAAAATAATATTTACTAATTAACTGCGTAACTTATATCCCAAGATAAAGTTCCAGCAGTTCCACCAGTTGCATCAAATGTTATAGAAACATATAGCATTCCTCCTGGATCTGCACTTAAGCCAGCTAATTCCCACAGCTTTTGTCCAGCTGTATTAATTGTAGCCGCCTCATATCTAACGTCAGTCATTGCAGCAGCATCAGCTACAGAAGTTGCAAAAGCATCTTCATCACCAACTGTGCCATCGTAATTGTGAACGCCAACATTGAATGTGCAAGAACCACCAAGTGTATCTGATCCAATTAAAAGTGATTGGATAGTTGCTTTACTTGATATAGGTGCTAACAAAACAACATCATTGTCTGTGCTATCGCCAGCAAGAAGTTCAACTGTACCCGAAGCTACTCTTACAACACCATGCAATTCTGCGGCATCATTAAGAACAGGAGGGGAAGCTAAAACATTCGCTACTAAGCCTGTATTTCTTGTTGTCATTTATATTCTCCTATTTGTTATTATTCATCGCAAGGTATTTGATATACCTTTTTTTCTTCCATTCTTACTGCGCCTAAAGACATAGCGTAGTAAACCTGTGTAGAATACGATTTATCAGCACGTTCAGTAATCTTTGCAGATACATCTTTTCCGATACCTAATTTAATAGCATCTTCTGTGTAAGCAAAAATTAATCTGTCGTCTGTATTAGTTACATCAAACGGTAGTCTGTTAGACACAATAAATTCAAATCCTAAATAAGAATTCACATCTCCAGTAGCCAATGCTTTAACTGTAGCAAAGTCAGATGAAGTAACTTGTGTAGTTCCTAATAGATCTTCGATTTGTTGTGGCCCGCAAACGATGTATCTTTTTATAGAAGAATCTACATCATTTAGATCAAACGTTTTCTTCGCAGCTAAAAGTTTAGCAATAGTCAAACCATCGGCTTGTTGACCAGTTGCAAATTTTTGCGTTGAAGGTAGCGCTACGCCTGTTGCTCCTGAAACACCAGTTGAAGCTGATGCGTTTAGAGCAGTAATAACAACATCGTCAATCGATCTATTCATCGCTGCCGCTGCTGCTTTTGCATAAGAACTTGTAGGATCTACTAGCATTCTAACTTTGTCGACATCGTCAACTAAATCAGCCCACTCGTAGTCTGCCAAACTCAATCTTCTTCTGCTGTGAGGAGTATCGATTTGTGGAGTATCTCCATGTCTGCTCGTTCTTAATTGAGCAGATGTAACACCCACTTGGTCAAAAAATGCATTTTTGCCATTAATCGTTTCCACATCAACAGAACCTCTTAACTTACTTCCCATTTGTTGAGAAAGCATAGTTACATTTGAACTATACTGCTCGACAAAAGAAGTTGTGATTTGATTGCTCATATGAGTAATCTCCTTTTGTTATTGGTTATGTTTATGTTTAGCGGCTGATTATCCTTGCGGGTCGAAACCTGGATTTTACATCTTGTTGATGTTAGTCTATTCCTAATGTCAATTAGGGTCTTGCGATTATCCTAACTATTTTTCTCTATACGATATTTTTTTTTTCTCGTAAAGATAAAACTTCTTCTACCGATGCTGTATGATTAGGATGGTTTTTATCCCAATATGCAGAACCTACTTGCGTTAACTCGCCAATTTGCTTGTCAATTTGACCTGGAGTTAAGTAAGCTGGCCCCGAGGATTGAGTAATATTATCTTCTCCCATTTTACCAGCCAGATTTGCAAACGCTTTAATGATAGTTGGATGGTCTCCAAGCTTCGTTCCGTCTGCTAAATTACTATTTAAAAAATCTGCATCCATAACAGACTTTGCAAGATTGGAAGCTTTACTAATATTCTGATCGTAAGCTTGACCCCATTCTTGTTTTAGTTCTTTGGTTCCATTCTCTCTAGCTGCTATGGCTTTGCCATCAACTTCTTGCAAACTTTGAGACATCATATCATTATAAAATTTAACCATTCCATTTGCTTGACCAGGAAGTAATCCTAATTTGTGCGCCTGTTCAGAAAAATTATCTAATGCTTGTTGATTAATTTCTTGGTTTTCTGGAAGTTCATATTTATATTCAGCAGCCGTTTTAGGTCTGCCAAGTTTTTCATAAACTGATTCCCAATCTTTTTCCGTTGCGTACTTGTTAGGTACAGGAATTTTGTCCGCGCCAACTAATTTTTGCGCATGAACATAACTTTTTGCTAAACCTTCAATGTCTTTAATATTCTCTAAAGATTTATCAGCTTTTATTTCGTCAGAAAGATTTTCTTTCCAATCTGAACTTAAAGCTTCTGGTGTTACTGGTGTTTCCGCAGACAATTGACTTGGTGTTTCTTCAACTGCTACCTGGTTTGTTTCACTACTCATTTATTTTCTCCTCTGTTGGTTTTTTATTAATCATATTGCTAATAAACAAAATGACTGATCTGGTTCCTTCTAAAAATGCAGATTCATGGCTATCGCCTTTAATGTGCGATGTCGTATAAAAATTGCATCTTTTTTTTAAATCCTCCAAGACAATTTTGCCTTCTTCGGAATTAAAAACTTGTTTGTAAGCAAGTTCTAATTGCTTTAAATCATTACTGTTCACTTAATGCCTTTAATGCTGGAGCTGCTGCACCCGCTGATTCTGCAACTTGTTGCGCTTGTTGTAATTCCATTTGTTGCGCCTGTTGCTGTTGTTTATCTTGCTGGATTTGTTTAACCTCTGCTGAAGATCTCATAATTTTTGCAGGTAATCCTAAAACATCCTGAACGTGTTTAACCAAACCATCAATATCCAAATAATCAAAAACTGGAGCAATGTTTTGCAAGGTTCCGAATATTTCCATTCCTCGCATGACGGAAGATAGCTCTTGAGTTTTTTGTGCTTTAGCTAATGGAGATACATATTCAATTTCAATTTCTTCGTCTCCTAATTCTTCTGGGATCGGAGGTAATTTTCCATTTTTCAAAAGCAAATTAAAAGATCTAGTAATTAATGGCTGTAATAATTCCGACTGAAGTCTTCCTAATACGGGGCCAAGTAATCTCATTTTTTCTTCCGTTCTTTGCATGACTTCTGTTGCTGTCATGTTAGAACCTTGAACAGAAATAAGCTGATCTACAAAAAAGTTTTCTCTAATAGCTTTTCTTCTTTGCTCTTCCATTTGTAAACCAAGTGGATTGTTTGAGCCAATAGTTAACGGTTCAATTCTTTCTCTAGTTCCAGATCTATAAAAGTTTAATCCGCCAGGAACCGTTCGAATAGGTAAAATAAAACCATCATCAGGAACCATTAAAGGTGGGTCAATTTGTTTTTGCGCAGCTTTAATAGTTGTTTTAGACATAGTGTTTAACATCTTGGTATCTGGCAGCGCATTCATGGCTGGAGATCTTCCATAAATTTCATTGGAAGAAGATTTTAAATATCTAGGTACTACATAGGGAAATTCTTTAAATCCAGATTCTCTTAATAATGTTCCTGTCTTTTCGTGAACATGGCAAGATACCCAATCCATATTTTTATTATTATCATAACCCATTGGTTTATCGTTAGGATATACCGAGTGAATAATAACTGCATCTTCGTAAGGTGCTTTTTCTATGTCAGATATAATTGATCTTGGTAATTCCGCATCTGGGTATTTAGAAACAATATTATTATTTTTTAAATGAAATCTTCTAGTTAAACTATCGACCATTCCTTTTTCATTTTCTGTAATAAAAAGTTCTGAAATGTGTAAAGTTTTAAATCTTAAATCATCATCGACATCATCTGTAATAAACATTGCTGAAGTTCCAAAAGCTAACAGCTCATGGTACAATTCAAATATTTCTTGTTGAAAATTAGATCGTGAAAATACTTGTTGCATAATTTTTGCGCAACTTTCTAACCATTCGTTAGCAGCATCATTATCTATAGATTCTAAATTTCTAAATTTTAACACAAACCACGGCGAAATCGTATTAGTCAACATTCCATTTAAAGAAGATGATAATAATTCTAAAGAATGGGTTGCGGTACCATCAAAAATTCTATCATGGCGTTTATCGCCTTTAGTATGTTTTTCTGTAATGTTTGCTTTCCTAGGTAAAAAATAATCTGCAATTTCTTGCCAATGATCTTCCCAGGTAACTCTTTGAGCTTTTAATGTTTTGTATCGCTCAAGAACCATTTTTGCTTTTGGGTTTAATTGCATCTATCCTCCGAGTAATGTTTTTTTAGTTGTGGTTGCTTGGTCTTCTCCTAAACCGCCTGAACCTGTTAAGATGGTACTTGTTCTTCCTTTTCGTTTCATTGCAATTCCAGTAGTTGCTTGAGTTGCAGTCGTTTGCTCTACTTCCGCTTGCGTAGGCGAAGCCATTACTGCATCAGGTTTAGGTGCATTTATTGTTTTAACAGCTTGCATACTTACAGCTTGTGTAACTGCTCTTTTTATTCCTCCCATGCTATGCTCCTAGTAAAGTTTTCTTGGTTGTTTTTTCATCGTCTTCTAATCCGCTTGCGCTGGTTAAAATAGTAGATGATCTTCCTGTTCTTGC